CCCACTTGACAACTATTTGTTTGTTTTTTCAAACTACTATATAGAAGTAATCATTGTCGTAAATAAGATGGAAAAAGATCTAAAAACTGAAATGTATCATCTCTCAGAAACCGAGGAGTATGTGAAGAAACTCGCCAAAGACTTGATTGACGCTGAATATCGAGATGATAAACATGGAGGTTTGATTATTGTAGGGAGTACTATTCCCCTTTCAACAGTAATCAAGGGTGGGCCGGCACCGTATATGCCCAAGTGTTTATGTTCCAATATAGGAAAAGAGAAACATATTTCTTTCTTTGATGCTATAAAATTTGAAAATAGGAGTAGATTAATTGACTACTGTCCTAATGTCTCACAATTCATTACAGGTAAGTTACCTCGGTGGTTAACGGGATTAAATAGCAAGAAAGAATTTGTAGAACTACCTTATGTTTTTAATGTATTTAAGGTATTTGAACACACGCATTGGTATAAAGACTTCGGTGTGCTTAAAAAAGGAATCAAAATGAGATTCCGCATTACTCGTGAATTAAGATTACTATTATTCTCTACAACGGGAAAACCTTTGAATGAGATGTTGGAACTTTCAATATCAGATCTGCTTTCTATGAAAACTGAAAAGAAGGCTTTGCATAGGCTCCGTAATTGGTTTATAACTTTGGATGGTCTTTTAATTGGTATTTACTTATCCTCTCAGGGAAGATCCGAAATCTGTAACTGGGGTTTCTTCGATAAGGTAATGAAGACTTATTTATGCCATGCTCTGATGGACTTATATGTTAGAACGTCAACGTATGTTACGTATTATGAAAAGTTAAAGGATTCACGTAATGCAATCAAGGATATCTGCTTAAAAGAACGAAAGCGGATTGAAACAATGGATAAATTACATTTTCCACCAGAGTTATGGTTCTATAACTACATTATCCATGTACTTGATTTAAATGCTGTATTTCAAACTATACAGGGTATTATCAGCATAAGTTATATTATTCAGACTCGTGCTGCTGGTTTACCGCCAGAACCTGTTCGAATTAAGTCATTCGAAAAATTCCTGAAGACTGTGACAGTTTTTCCAAAACTTCCTTCAGAGAAAGAAAAGATTGAAATATCAGTTGCGACTCGAATTATCTATAGAAAAATAAAGGTAAAGAGAAACTATGGATCATTAATTGACCGCGCAGCAGCGGAATCAAAGATCAGTCTATCGGATAGTTCTTCTTTCTATCACCCACGATCAAACGGGGGAAAGACAGAGTCTGCAAGGAGGATGTTAATTCAGATTTCCAACATGGACATTCCCATTTTTAATTTGGAAACTGGTGATGTGATGGCTTACTCCAGACCAGGAGATAGTGGTCTCACACCAGGGGAAAAGATGTTCCATACATCTATAATGATTGCTCTTCACGATATGAAATTTCACAAGGATAAAGATCCTCATATTGGTGATATAAGATGGTCACAGGTTGATGAACCTGGTAAATGTCGAACAATTACTGTTCCAAGATTTGAGCATTCAATTATTTTACATCCTTTGGCACATGTTCTAAGTGTGCTTTTAAGTTCTATTGATTCTACAGAAGCTGGCCTTAAGGCTGCAAACCATTTGTGGGATTTCTACACCCGAATATCAGATAAACACGCCGATCCAACTGGAAGACATACGTTTTTAGGTTGTGAAGATTGGACATCTGCTACTGATTCGATGAATCCACTTTCTGTTAGAATCTTCTTAGAAGGTTTACACATTTTCGGTATCCCGAAATTCTATCTCGACTTATGTATATGGTTGATCACTATGCCAAGGAGGATTTATGATACTATTCCAGTTTGGTATGATCTACAGATCATTGGTATTAAATATTCAGGCATTCTTCAAGGTGATCCTTTGTGTAAACAAATTCTGCATTTGAGTCATTTGATTTCTAGGATTGTTGCAAACTTACGTTTACGGTATCTAGGTCTATGTTCTATCACCCAACCGATAAACTTCGATGGGAGAGATGACTATGGTGCTGTTCCTAGGACAAAAATGATTTCTCGTAATATTAGCGATAAAATTGGATTCGTTGCGAGATATTTTAATGACCGTGTGAAAGGTCCAAGGCAGAATAAAATAACGACACTTGGTCTCCGAGTGAAAGATCGTGTCTCAAAACCAGGCTCTGCATCTGCGTTAGGTATAGCTTTCTCAACTAATCCTCAAGTTACTGTTAGAGAAGGTGGTGTAGATACAACCACAACCTATCAAAGGATCGCAGGCAAGAGTTTATTTAATGAGCTTAAGATGGTTTTTAATCATGGAAATGAATAATCCATGAGTTGGTTAAG